TTAATAAAAGGTTTACCACTACGTGCTAGCGATTACAGCAAGGATGAGCGTAAGGCTACCAAAGTTTTTGGAGAAGCCCCAGACCAATTAAATCCAGGAGAAGTCTTTAAGGCATTAAAGCCGTTGTTCTTTAGCGACCTATTAAAGATCGGTCACAACCTTAAGTTTGATATCCAAAGCGTTTCTAAGTATATTGGCGGCCTTCCTTCACAACCTTACGCCTGTACTCTAAACGCTGCTTTTATTATCGACACTCGTAATAGCCGTCACTTAGGTTTAGATGACTGCTTGAAGCGTGAGTTTGATTACAACATGGTCAAGGGTGTTGGCGCACAGATTGAGGCCCATACCTTTGATGATGTGGCTACCTATGCCGGGCTAGATGCCGATTGGACTTGGAAGCTTTGGAATAAGTATGCTCCTCGTTTAGAAAAAGATAACGTTCATGGAGTGTTTAAGCTTGAGATGGATATCCTTCATGTAATCTCTAAGATGGAGTTGCATGGTGCTGACATTGACGTTGACGCCCTTAAGATTCTTAAAGGCAATCTAGACCTTCAGTTAGAAACTACTAAAGCAGACATCTATCGTCTAGCTGGCAAAGCTTTTAACATCAATAGTATTCCTGAAAAACAAAAGTTGCTTTTCTCTGCGAAGAAGGACGGGGGCCGCGGACTTCGGCCTAAAGTCCTTACACCAAAGGGCATCACCAATAGTGAAAACGGCATCGCTTCCGTTATCTCAGACTACTCGGTGTCTGAGCCAGCACTAAAAGCATTCCAGGGCAAGGATGCTTTGGTTGATGCCCTTCTTAATTACTCCGACTTAAACAAGTTGCTTACGACATACGTGATTCCTTACCTAGGTGGGGACATTGTGCGCACAACTTCTGGAAAAGCAAAGACCGTTGCTAAGAAGTCTATGCTTCTTAGGGGTAGAATCCATACTGATTTTATCCAGTACGGTGCCGATACCGGCCGCTTCTCAAGTCGAAACCCAAACTTACAGAACGTGCCTAATCCACGTACCATTAACGGTAAGGCTATTCGTAATCTGTTTGTTGCTCCTGAGGGACATCAACTGGTAGTAGCTGACTACTCTCAAATTGAGCCTCGCATCTTGTCTTCGTTTAGTGGCGACCGTGTTCTTTGCCAGAACTACATTGATGGCGTAGATATCTATACTACTATTGGAGATACCGTTGGGGTTGACCGCAGTGGTGCTAAGACACTAGTGCTTGGAATGATGTACGGTATCGGACCAGAAAAAATTGCTACACAGATCGGCGTGTCAGGTAGAGAAGCACGCGACTTACTAGATAACTTCTCTCGTAAGTTTCCGTCAATCTCTAAGTATAAGCGTAGAGTTGTTGCAGAAACCCGCAGACGTGGGCCTGTTCCTTACGCTCTTACGTATATGAATCGTCGTCGCTACCTTCCAGACCTGTTGTCTCCTGAGATGGGTAGGCGGGCTAGCGCAGAGCGCCAGGCCTTTAACACGGTTATCCAAGGTTCCGCTGCAGATCTTATCAAGCTTGCTATGGTGCGTGCGGACAATCTGTTGCCTGATGGTGCAGCCATGATCCTAACAATCCACGATGAACTAGTTACCACAGCTCCAAAGGAAATGATTGAAGAAACAGCAGCGGCTATTCGTGAGGCTATGGAGGGCATCAAAGCTCTGTCAATACCTATGCTAGCAGATGTTAAAATAGTAGATAAATGGGGAGAGGCAAAAGATTGATCTTTAAACGTAAAAAGAAAAGAACAAGCGTAGAGGTTAAGCATATACCGCTGCCTATTCTTATTCGCCAAACTATCTATGACACTATGTTGGAGCCCGCAGAAGGTATTGCTGAGGCCATGGGGCTTCCCCCTATCTCGGACGAGGTTGCGGACATGGAGGCTGACGCAAGCCAAGAGCGCTTAGAAAGTATCGCTAGGCTGCTTCCTTTTATCGAGTCCCACTCAGACATCGCGTCTCGTATTGCGGCTGCCGCTTATGCACTGGATGATGACATGGATGTACAAAATATTTTAAACTTGAGTGAAGAGGATTACGAAAAGATCTATAGTCTCTTTAAGATTGTAGCAATGTCTTCCTCTATCTCTTGTATTTCAACGTTAGTTAATTTAGGACTAGTAGAATCTACGGTGAGCTATGGCAAATAATGACTGGTGGTCTAAGAAGTTAGGCAACCCAACTCCAAGGCAGGCAACTCCTCCAGTGGCCCCGCCTTCTCAGGTTCCTTACGTACCTCAACCGCAACAGCCCAATGTTCAGGTTAACTATGACCCAGATCAGGATCAATTAGTTACTAAGGCCAAGACGGCTAAGATGCTTGAGCGTTGCCCTGACTGTAGTTCCGGTAATTACTTCGCACCAACAGGTACGCAGCGTATGCGCTGCTACGATTGTGGCTATCCAATTACTCAGAGTGGGTCAGGTATTAGCGGCACAGGCGGAAGTAGTTCAGGCCCTACTCAGAAAGCTATTCAAGTAGGACAAAGTGGCGGGTTTAATCCAAATATTATCGTAGACAGGATGGGCTAATGACAATGACAATTAATTCAGACGCACTAAAGATTGTTGCGCAGCTTAATAAAAAGCTAGGTGCTAACACTGTNGTTACCGCTAACGAGGTCGTTGTTAATCCTCGCATAACTTCCGGCTCATTGACTTTAGACGTGGTGCTTGGCGGAGGGTGGGCTATGAATCGTTGGGTAGAGCTTATCGGTGAAGCCTCCCACGGTAAGACTGCAATTGCCCTTCGCACCATTGCGGCTAACCAGCAGGTTAACCCAAACTTTACCGCTGTTTGGATTGCCGCAGAAGACTTTGACTCTAAGTATGCTGAGCTTTGTGGCGTAGATACTAAGCGGGTTATTCTTGTAGAGACTAACAATATGGAGGATGCTTATGAGGCGGTCATTAAGTTCATGGAAAGTAAAGCTGTTGATATGGTCGTTATTGACTCTCTTCCCGCTTTGGTTCCTGGGGCAGAGGACGAGAAAGAAATGGATGAGTTCACAGTAGGTAGAGGTGCGCTTATTACCAATAAGTTCTTCCGTAAGGTTGCCTCAGCAACTAAAAGAGATTTGATTGAATCAGAGCGCCCAGTTTTGGGCATGATGATCAACCAATACCGTATGAAGATTGGCGTAATGCACGGCGATCCTCGTACAACACCAGGAGGTCTTGGCAAAGACTACGCCTACAGTATTCGTTGCGAAGTAAAGCGTGACGAATGGCTCGAGGTAGGCACCGGACAAGAGAAGCGTCGTGTGGGGCAGACAATTCGCGTCCGTACTATTAAGAACAAGACCTACCCTCCACAGCAGACAGCCTACCTCGACTTTTACTTTGCCCCAGGCGGCGTTGTAGACGCAGGTAGTTACGATTTTGGTAAAGAAATCGTAGCTTTATCTATCCTAAACGGTATCGTTGATCGTAGAGGTGGCTGGATGTACTATAATGATCGTAAGTGGCAAGGCTCCCAAGCACTTATCGACTCTCTTCGTGAAGAGGTTGACCTAAAGGAAGAACTAACCGCAGCGGTTATGGATACTTTGAAGTCAGCTCCAGTATTAATGTTGAGTGACGATGAAGAGTGAGGGACAGAAGCAGTCTCTAAAGCATGAAAAGCGTTTAGAGAAGGTCGCGGGTGGCAAGCGCAGTGCCGCCTCCGGTGCATTTTGGTCTCGTAAAGGTGATGTCAGAAACAATTTATATCTTTTTGAGCATAAGTGGACAGGAAAGAAGTCTTTTAGTGTACAATCCTCAGTGTTAAAGAAAATAACTACTGAGGCCATCCTAGATAGCCGAGAGCCAGTACTGGCTTTTCATCTAGACGGGGAGGACTACGTAATCATACAGGAGACACACTTTCATGAGCTTACAAGAGCAGTCAACGGAATCCAAGAAGAGTAAAGAATGTACTAAATGTGGGGTTGAGTTCCCTGCTACAAGAGAATATTTTTCTCCCGCTAGGCGTGGAAAGTATGGGTTGACGCAAAGATGTAAAACTTGTGCAAATGCTCATACTAAAGATTGGTATGAAAATAAAGACGGTAGATCTTGGCATCTTAAAGACCAAAGCCAACGCAGGGCTGACCTTGCTAATTGGGTTGATACTTTTAAGGATGTCCCATGTACAGATTGCGGTATTAAATATCCGCCGTATGTAATGGATTTTGATCACTTGCCTCAATTTGAAAAATATTTTCCAATAGGGGTGTTAGTAAATAAACGGTTGTCTAAAGAGACAATTTTAGAGGAAATAAGAAAGTGTGAGATTGTGTGCGCTAATTGCCATAGGGAACGTACTAGGGTAAGAGGTCAATGGTCTGGTATACGGTATAATAATGTTGTGGGGGGCCATAACGATTAGGATTAAATAGTGCCACAGAAGTATGATCCGCCATGGGCTTGGAGATACGAGGCCAAGTGTAGCGGTGAAGACACAGAGATGTTCTTCCCGCCACGAGACAAAGATCTTTACCGTCCCATAGCGGATAAAGCTAAGGCAATTTGTTGGGGTAAAGATGGAAGACCTCCGTGTCCTGTACGCAAAGAGTGCCTTAAAGAAGCAATATTAAATGAAGAGTTGCACGGAATCTTTGGTGGTTTATCTCACCGAGAGAGAAATGCGGCACAGAGAAAAATGAAGAAGCACAATCTAACACTGGATGAGTGGCTTAACATGGAGGGTAAATATGTCAAAACCGACGACGATACCGAGCAAGGATCTAAAAGCCTTTCTTAATAGTAGTAAACGAGAGACACGTTTAGTAGGTGCATTAGAGCGCCACGTATTAGCAAAGCCCTTCGATGACCGCGATCAGACATACATACATCCCTCAGATATCATTAAGTCAGAGTGGTGTGCTCTGGCTCAGTACCATGCTTTAAAGGGTAACTATATTGAGACTAGAGACAAGACAACCCTTCGCTTAGCATCTATCTTTGCTGAAGGCCACACAATCCACGCTAAGTGGCAGATGTGGTTTAGAGAGATGGGCGTGCTTTACGGTATGTGGCATGGTCCTACAGGTAAGGGCTGGGACCTATCCTCTAACAATGTAGATCCAGAAGATGAGTACCTAGAGGTGCCTCTTCGTAGCGATAAGCATATGATGCGTGGTCATGCCGATGGTTGGATTAAAGGCTTAGGCGATGATTGCCTAATTGAAATCAAATCTATTGGTACTGGCACTATTCGTATGGAAATGCCTGCTCTTATGGCTCAGTACAATAATGATATTGATGTGGTGTGGAAGAATATCCGCACACCTCTACGCTCCCACCAGTTACAAGGCCAGGTTTATTTACACCTTTGCCATCTGATGGTGGAAGAAGGTTTGCTTGAGACCGCTCCAGAGGAGATTGTATTTCTCTATGAGCTTAAAGCCAATCAAGAATATAAAGAGTTCGTAGTAAAGTACAACCCAGACTACACAGCTGAGATCTTTGATAAAGCTAGAGATGTAGCTTGGGCTGTAGAAAACAACAGAGAGCCTGTATGTAATCAGGATCCTGTTAAGGGTTGCAAGCGTTGCGCCCCATTCAAGGAGGTAGCAGAATGAGTATCAGTACTAAGGTAGTAGAGGCTCTTAACGAACTAGGGTTTGCTTTAGCTCCCCGTCCAGAGTTTGATATGCCGGAGCTTCCTAGAGATATTACAGAGCTGGACGATGAAGCGCTCATGGATCTATTTGTACAGTTTACTCAATGGAACGATCACCTAGCTGGTGCCTTTGCTGTATCTGTAGTTAACGAGCGTGAGGCAGACAGCGCCTTAAAAAATGCTGAGGCCGTGGCACTACTCAGCAATTGGACTGGGGCTAAAGGTGATCGCGTTACCTTGGTTAAGGCACAGATCCAAGCTTCAGAGCAGATTCAAGAACTAATTTATGACTATGATACAAAGTATGCGTTTCGTAAACTTATCGAAACTAGAACTCAGAACATTGAGAGGGACGCTAATGTAGTGTCTCGTGAGCTTACTCGCCGTACATCCGATGGAGGATTGCGGTCTAGACAACGGAGGTATACAACATGACCGACCTAACTTGGGAACAACTATCATTGTTTACTGATGAAGAGCTAGGGGTTGAGCCTAAGGCTCTTCCCATGGCAAACAAGTGTTGCGAGGAGTGCAGCTGTGGCCAATCCAGCCAAGGCTAAGGGTAGCGGAGCAGAGCGTGCGGTAGTGGCGTGGCTCAAGCAATGGTTTCCTTATGTAGATCGCAGATTAGCCGGAGCAACCCTTGATAAGGGCGATATCTCCGGCATACCTGGGGTAACTATTGAGATTAAAAACCATGCCACCATGAAGTTATCTGAATGGCTTAAAGAGCTAGAGACTGAGATGACTAATGATGGGGCATGGACAGGTGTAGTAATCCATAAGAAAAAGGGCACTACTGATGTGGGCCAGTGGTACGCNACAATGCCTGCTTCGGTGTGGGTTGACCTTCTCATACGGATTCGGGATAAAAAAGGCTTATAGGCGTACTGACGGGCGTTTAAAGGGTATCGTAGGACTAGGTGGGCGACCTAAAAATCGAACCTAAAGGACTACAAAACGTGACGGATACAACAGAAGAAAAGTTCTTGCGTGTAAGCGCAAGCTCCAATGCCCAATCAGTAGGCTCAGCTATAGCCCATGCGCTATACGAGAAGCCTCAGGTGTACCTACGAGCAGTAGGCGCTTCAGCGGTCAATCAGGCTGTTAAAGCTATTGCTATTGCTAGCGGGTACGTTGCACCAAGAGGTATGAATCTAACCTGCCGCCCAGGGTTTACTACAGTAGACTCAAGAGACGGACAGATTAGCGCAATTGTCTTTACAATTACCGTAAACTAATATATTATTTGCAATGAGATCTCACTAACAGTTAGGTACCAAAATGGCAAAATCAGATATGGATGCTGCATTAGCAGCAGAAAATACACAGGGACGTCAGGCATCAGGTCGTGAAGGAACTAAGTTCTCTTCACCATCAGCTAAGCCTGCCAGTGGCAAGCTTATGCCTATGGTTAGCGCAGCAGCTGGC